AGGCAATACTATATGTGAGGGACTAATAAGCGGTAGAAGCCTCATATCAATATGCGACAATGACGCAATGCCCGACAAGTCAACAGTTTACAAATGGCTAATGCAAGCATCACACGAAGAATGTCCCGCAGAACTCAAGGAATTTTTCGACCAGTACACGCGGGCGAGGGTTCAACAGGCCGATGCCTTGTTCGATGAGTGCATAGAGATTGCCGACGAAGGACGGAACGATTACTACATGAAAACGGGCAAGGGTGGGCAGGAATATGAGGCTGTCAATTCTGAGCATATCCAGCGTTCAAAGCTTAGGGTTGATACCCGTATTATCATGGCAGAGCGTTTGAACCCTAAAAAATATCGTCCACAGTCTGCGATAGATCACACGGTTACTACACCACCTCGAATTGTAGATGATATTCCGACCGGAGAAAGCCCGTGTCAGAAATCAAACTAAGTGAGCTATTTGCTCCATCGTTCATACCGTTTCACTCTGCGATTAAGCGTGGCGATGCTGTACATTACTGGCTAAAAGGAGGAAGGGGCAGTTGCAAAAGCTCGTTCGTAAGCCTTCAAATTATCCTTGGAATTGTACGCAATCCTGAAGCCCATGCCGTCTGCTTCCGCAAGTTTGGATGTGACCTTCGAGGTTCGGTATTCAATCAGGTTTTATGGGCGATTGACATCCTTGGTTTGCGTGACTTTTTCACTTACAGTCTAACACCAATGGAAATCACCTATAAACCCACGGGTCAAAAAATACTGTTCAAGGGACTAGACGATTCCAGAAAGAGCAAATCACAAAAAGCGCAGTTCGGATATTTCCGCTATGTGTGGTTTGAAGAGTTGGAACAGTATGATGGGATGCAGGAAATCCGTTCCGTGTGCCAGTCCCTTATGCGCGGCGGTGACAAATTCAGCTATTTCTATTCGTACAACTTTGAGGCCGGAAAAGTGGTTGAGAACCGCCTTGTTCATCATTCTGACTATTTGACCGTACCGAAAGATTGGCTTGGTGAAGCGTTTTTCATAGAGGCCGACATTCTCCGCAAGCAGAATGAAATGGCCTACCGGCATGAGTACCTTGGAGAAGTCACCGGAACAGGTGGAACGATATTCACGAATCTGATAAGCCGACGAATTACCGATGAGGAAATCAAACAGTTCTCGAATCTTCGCAAAGGTATCGACTTCGGGTATGCCGTTGACCCGTTTGCTTATTGCGCTTTAGAGTACGATAAAACCCGCCGATCAATCTACATTTATGACGAGATTTACAAAGTAGGGTTGCTGAATGATGCCGCCATAGAGCTACTCAAAGCCAAGGGAATAGGCAGGGAAAGGATTATTGCAGATAGTGCGGAGCCTAAGAGTATTGCTGAGTTTCGTCAGTCTGGTTTGAACGTTATCGGGGCTGAGAAGGGAAAAGACAGCGTACAATATGGAATCAAATGGTTGCAAAAGCTTCACAGTATTGTTATAGACCCTATTCGATGTCCTAATACTTGGAAGGAATTTAGCCTTTATGAGTTTGAAAAAACAAAAACCGGAGACTTTAAATGCGAGTATCCAGACAAACTCAATCACGAAATTGATTCAATACGCTATAGCCTGTCTCTCGACATGGAAAAGAAGGGAATGTTCTAATGATTAAAAAAACAGCAAAGACAGCCTCTAAAATCAAACCAAGCAGGGCAGCAAAGAAGTACGCCAAGAGCAAGGCAAAGCCAGTCAAGGGCAAGGCCATTCCAGTTAAAAAGAAAGCATCATCCAAGGATAATGAAAGCCTTATTGACAAGTTCCGCAAGCTGGACGTTGGCAAGTTTACCCCTCCGCCGATTGACCGCGCCGCAATCCTCGCAAAGATGTTCCCCCGTCCTGTTTCAAGCGTTCAGAAGGTTTCTGGTGCTGGCGGTACTCAAATGGCGGTTGCAATGGACTCTTCTGTAAGCCAGACCTTTAATCTGATGCCAACAGAGATACCGGACACAATTCTGCAATTCTACGGTCAACACGCCTTTATCGGTTGGCAAGCCTGTGCGATCCTACGGCAGAACTATCTGATAAACCTATCCTGTACTACTCCGTCCGATGATGCTATGGCTCCAGATTTCAAATTGACCTATGCGAAGAATAACGAAAAGACCGATGATGAGAAGTCTGTAGATGATGAGAAGCTTCAACATATCAAACGGGCGGCAGTAAACGAGTTCAAAATACCGTATTTGTGCAAACAGCTCAACGTGAACAAAAAGACGTTTGGGATAGGCTTGGCAATCCCGATCATGGATGAATCCGTTGACATGAGTATTCCGTTCAACATCGACGGAGTTCAGCAGGGAAGTTACAAAGGAATGACTTTGGTGGAGCCGTACTGGTGCGCTCCCCAGCTTGATGCCGCCGCCGCCAGCGACCCCGCAAGCGAGTTTTTCTATGAACCTACATGGTGGAGAATATCCGGCAAGCTGATTCATCGCTCATGGTGTATCAAGGTGGTTAATTCCGAACTTCCAGACATTCTAAAGCCTTCGTATTACTACGGAGGCATTCCACTGACTCAACAGATTTATGAGCGTGTTTATGCGGCAGAAAAGACAGCTAATGAAGCTCCGCTCTTAGCCCTGACAAAGCGGATGCTCGTCGCCGATGCTGACATAGACAACCTGCTTGCAAACCCGAACGCCGCAAATGAGATTGTACGGGCAATCAGCTATATGCGTGACAACTACGGAGTATGGTTCAAACGTGTAGGCGATCAGGTTGCACAGATTGATACTAGCCTTGGAGACTTCGACGCGCTGATAATGACGCAATATCAGCTTGTTTCGACAATCGCACAGATGCCAGCGACAAAGCTCCTGAAAACCACTCCAAAGGGATTCAATGCCACTGGTGAGTACGAGTGGAAAGACTATGCTCAAATCCTGCAAGGCATTCAGGAACACGATTTTAAACCTTTGATTAGCCGTCACCTTGAGCTTTACACCAAGAGCGAAGGCGGCTCAGTCATGGACATTGATGTAACCTTTAATCCGGTGGACGCACCGACCGACAAGGAACAGGCAGAAGTCGAAGAAATTCAAAGCCGAGTACTGACCAACTATGCCAATGGTGGGGTTATCTCCAATGAGGAAGCCCGTGAAATCATCCGAAGTAAAGAAGGCTCTCAGTTCTCCACGCTTTCCGAGGTTTCAGAGGATGACATGAAAGCCGATGAGGAAGCCGATAAACTTCTCAAAGGCATGAAGGATGAGGAAGAAATAAAGCCGGAGTAATCCCGATGATTAAGCAGGGAAATGCCCTACTGCCAAGCGTGACCATTGAAGCGGCTTACCGGCGCGACATCCGTGTAATCATCCTTGCCATGCACAAGGCGGTAGTGGAACTGATGAAAGAGGGCTTCCGGCAAGAGCCGGAGTTCGGACACGCTATGGATGCCCAGATTCCTGTATCCTTCCAGTACAAATCAAAAGACCTTCAAAACCGCTTTGATAAGATACTCGAAAGAGCCGGACGGCTTGCCGCAATACGCTTCCTTGATAAGCAAACGAAGTATGCCGCCCGTTCATTCATCCGCTCTATCCGTCCCCTTGTCGAAAGCAAAGAAGCTACCCTGATGCTCAAGGGGAGCGTTATTGAGCCTGTCAACGCCGTGTATGCCGAAAAGGTTATTGCGGAAAATGTGGCTTTGATACGGAGCATAGGGAGCCGATACTTTGACCGGATTCAGAAGCAGGTTGTTTCATCACTGTCCAAGGGCGGAGGAGGACAGAAACAGGTTTTTGATGACCTGATGAAAATCAAAGGCGTTTCTGAGAGACAGGCCAAGCTCATAGCCCGTGACCAGAACGCCAAGGTTCATGGACAGCTAACAGTCGAACGCATGAAGGCCGGAGGGATTACCAAAGCCCGTTGGTTGCACTCATCTGCTGGAAAGGTTCCCAGAGAGTACCATAAGACGAAGTGGGACGGCCATAGCGAGCCTCCGAACGGATTGGACGGGTACATCTTCGATATTACACAGCCGCCCGTTGCAGACACAAAAACTGGGGAAAGAGCATTTCCGAGCGGATTGATCAACTGTAGATGCGTGGCTATTCCTGTGATTGAGATTTAATTATAAAAAAATAGGAATTATTTTGAATGATTGTGGGATACCAGCAAGCGCACTCAAAACACTAGCAATAGTAATAAGTACACCAA